GCTTAATGGTGCGCTGGAAGGAATAAAGCCTTTGGCTTTAGAAGAAATAGGTTTTAAGATTCCCGCTATTTCTTTTTGAGTTTCTCTAGCAAGATCAGGCGTAAACTCTTTAAGGGCTTTACGAAGTGCGATTGCGCCTTTTACCTCTGTTGGCATCGCTCACCTCTTTCGCTTCATCCTTGAGCCCTTGCACTAGTGCATCGAGCATTGTCTTATCTAGATCTAACAATTGCTGTGGCGCGATTCCCAACCTAATGCTTAGCCTAGCAATCAGGTAGGTGAATGGAAGATCGCGCTTTAAGCTAAAGGGTCTGAGTCTAGAACCTCGACACTCTTAAGTGTCTCGATGAACTCAATACCGAAAGGCTTAACAGTTTCACCTGATCTGCGTGTTACTTCCCATGCTAACCAATAGACATCGCTCTGCTTTTCTTCATCGCGAAACGCCTTATGGAAACCCTTTTTAGCGTACTGCTCGAATGAGTACTCCACTGCTGGAGTGATCTCGCCTTCTAGTACGCTTCCATCTGTACGAACTATCTTTAGTCTTGCCATGGTTTGCCCCTTTATTCTTTGTTTAGAATGTGCCTGTTGTGGCTACTGCAACTGTTGAGTTAGCAGTGAATGTGATTGACTGTGTAGCCATATCGCCAACAGCACCATTGATGTCTGTTGTGTTGTTAATTAACAATGAGACTGTGTAAAGAGGGTTTGTAGCAGATACTGCTGTTCCCTTTTCTTGCAAGAATACGCAGGTTACTGTTGTACCCCATGCAGCTTGTAGTGTTGCCAATACATTTGCTGTTGCTGTGTCATTTAGGAAATCGATTGTTACAGATGATGCTTCCAAGCCCTTAACGAACTTGTGCGCTGTGTCGCCCATCGCTGTGACTTCCAATTCGTCAAATGTGCGATTCAGAGTAATGCTTGTGACATGGTCAGAAAGATCAACAGTGTTAATCTTCACGCCTACTTTATTGTTTAGAAATACAGCCATGAGATTATTCCTCGTCTTTCTTAGTAGTTACTGGCTTTGGTGCTGGTGTGCTTACTTGCCCGATTTTCTTCAGGAAGTCAGCGTTTTCTTGTTCCCACTCGGACATGTTTAGCTCCAACTCGTTAGGATTGATACGGACATCTCGCAGCTGAGAAGGTCTCCCGATGCAGCGTTGAGAATACTTGGTGCGCTTATTGCGCTTACATTATAGGTCAAAGATGATGCTGCGAGCTTAGCGAACACGCTACAGACTGTATCTTCAATCCCGTTAAGGTTTCCCTCATTGTCAAACAATGGCACAGTCATAACAATCTTAAAGTTAGCCATTGGGCTAATGCCTATGTGCTGATTGTTGCTAGGCGTTAAGTAAGGATCATCTGGAGACACAATCACAGAGTTAGCCAAGACTGTTGCAGGTGGAAAAGCAAAGGTCTGCCACTTAGCGTTATCTACTAGAGCAGTGGCTAATGTGGTTCTAAGAGTAGTGACGGCAACGGGCATTATCCCACCATCGAACGCGGATCAAGTGCGTGAGCGATCAATCCTCGCACCTTAGCGAGAAGCTGTGCGCTCATTCGGTAAGGGCTTGGCTGGAAATCTACAGCGTTACTACCTGAAAGGGTTGCAGTACGCGCTTGCCAGATTTCAACAGATATCATAAGAGCCGCGGATTGGATTGCTTTATCTTCTGCCCAATCAACATAAACATCTGCTGTAACTGTTCCGAACGGAAGGACAGGATGCTTAGGAGCGGGAACATTGTTGTTGCCAGTAATTGCAAAAGTGATGCTATAAGTATCAACCGCTGTAATGGTTTTAGATCCATTAAACTTTGAGCGATTGCCTGAGACTACAACAGTCTGGCCTACATAGAATACTTCATCGACAGGCTCTTGAAAGAATAGAGTGCCTGTAGAAGCTGTGTTGCTGTGTGCGATATTAAAATTAGTGTTAGCCCATAGCATTGGAAGTAGGACTGCATCTGCGCTATCGCACACTTCCTGTAAAGTGGCATCAGGATACAGCGTACCGACTCCGAGAGTTGATCGAAGCTCTGCAACTGTTGTAAGTGCCATTCCTTTTCCTTTCTAAAGACTCTAGGGGATCAGAGGGCTACTGACCCCCTAGAGCGACTTAGTGTGGTTCTATTATGAAGCGTTGAACCAGTTCGCGCCAGCCGCTAACTTAGTGGCGAGTGCTCCCTGACCGAATAGCAGAATGTCTACTGTTCCGTCTGAGTTAATGTTTGTGCGAAGTTGCTGACGAGCACCCTCGTACCATGTGTAAGCATCTGGGTTGATAACAGCCATTGAGTAATCAGCAGTACCGACTCCGCCAGAACCCTTCATGTAACGAGATACACGAAGGTCAAGACCTGCGACTGAACCGCGAAGGCTTGTAGGTGTGAGTGCGCCACCTGCGTTTTGAGGATTAGCAGCGATGTAGATTGGTCGTCCGCCATCGTTGTAGCTCATGATGTTAGCCCATTGTTCTGGTGTAACAACAATGTTGCGAGCGAATCCAAGTGATGCTGAATAAACTGCTGCTGCAGCACTTGATACATACTTTAGCAAACCATCGGCTGAGTTAGCCTGTGCTGTTGCGTTAAGAGTACCTGCGCCCTGAATAGCTGTTGTTACAAATTCTTCAGTATCTTTTGCGTAAGCAAATTCCATCTGAACAAGAAGCTCGTCTAGGAATGCAGGTGTTGAATTTGTTAGCAACTCTAGAGTTGTAATTGCACGACCCTTGAAAGACTTCTTTGTTACTGTGATGTATGAAGCTTCAAGTTGTGATTCTGTAACTGCACCATTCTCATCGATCTGATCAACTAGAGGCACTTCAGTAATCTTTGGAAGTTCAAAAGTTTTTCCAAATTCTGGCATTGTGCCACGAGTGACTGAGTCAATCATTGGACGATCTGCGTTAGAAAGGAAGTTAAGTAGCTGTGTGCTTTGTGGTGTTGGGATAAATCCTGCACCTGTTGTCTGATCGTTGTCAGCAGCGCGTAGCCATTGACGAGATTCATCATCACCAAAGAGGTTAGCCTTTAGTGTGTTTTCCAAGTAATTACGCTTTGTGATTTCGATTCTTGGAGATGTGTAGTACATCGCTGTTACAGTAGGGCGAGCAGCCTCGACAGGTGCTGCCTCTACTGCAGGTGTTGCTTCGACTGCTGAAGTGGTATCTTCCACGGCTGTCTCGCTTTCTGTAGTTGGGTTTTCTTCAGCAGGGGTAACTTCCTCTGCTGCGATCTCTAGCACCTGAGCAGACTTAAAGGCTGGCTCTGTTACGAGAGAAACTTCTTTTAATTTAGCCGCTGTAACGACTGTGTAGCCATTGCGTGATGGCTTAGATGCAAGGATCTCTGCGCCTATGCTTAAACCAGCAACCAAATTTTCGCTTGCCATGATTAAAGCATCTGTGCCAGCCTGTGAACGGCTTAGCTTAAAAGTTGCGTAAATACCATCTTCACGAACTTCAGCAGCAGTCATACGACCGACAGGCTTCTTCATGTCGTGCTGTGACAGTAACTTAATCTTTGTTGGGTCTGCAATCTCAATAGATCCTGCCTCAAAAGCATAAGATCCAAGATTAGTGCTGCCAATCTCATCAATACCGAAAGGCACTATCTTGCCGCTGATTTCGCGCTTTTCTTCATTGCACTCAATCATTGTGGCTTCAATGTATAAATTTTCCATTAGCCTTCACTTCCGTTAGGTGTTAGATCTTCCATCTGCATTGCTTGTTCAATTGTAATTAAACCAAGCGAAAGCATCTTTTCAATTACAAGCAAACGCTCCATTGGTTCAACGCGAAGGAAACTAGAATCGAGATCAAACTTGACATAGTGTCCAGCCGTAGAGATGTCGTCCATACTTAAACGCTGTTCGATTGCGGAGATGTACGGCTGAAACGCTAGTGCTACCAATTGTTTTCTTTCATCAAGAATGTTTGCATATGTCATTGATGTGTTCATGTCTGCTGATAAGTAGTAAGCAGGTATTCCGCACAAACGACTGATCTCTGTTGCAAGATTCTGAATCGCCTCGTTGTACATCATGTCTTTAGGACTAAAGCCAATATTCTGCGCTTCAAGAGTAGATGTTAAGTATGCAGTTGAACGAGTTTGTCTAGCATTTTTCCATGATGATAAAAGTGCCTGAACTTCATTGGGTGGAAGATCCGCGCCAGAGTTACGAAGCACAGTTGTAGCCATTGGAGTTTGTGCAGCTACAGCGGCGGCTTTTTGAATATCAATAGCAGCTTGAATTGTTCTCGCACCTGTTGTAAGCACACCTTCATTAAATGATTGGAATGTAACTAGAGATCCAAGACCAGACATCGGGCGTGGTGATCCATCAACATAATATTGTGTAACAAAAGTGTTAGTGACATTAAGATCAAAAGTGATACGAGTATTAGCAACCCACTCAAAAGATGCTGGGCGATTATCTTCTTGATATGTCTCTGTAACTTCTAGGAAGGCTTGACCAAAGAATAGAAGGCTATCTACCAAGTAGCTAACAGTTACAAACTGTGGCTGTGATTTAGATAGTTGGTGCACCCATCGTGGAGCTGCAATATCTTCGCCTGTTGATTTCTTTTTGTACTCTAGTGGAATAGATCCAATTGTGCACAGAAGATCGCGGCATCGTTTGACGGCTGGTACAGCCATAGCATCTCGTCTGCCAATTACAGGGAATGTAAAGTTGTAGATTGAGTTAATGCCATCGCCCATAATCTTAGGCGCGAGCTGTGCCTCTAATATTTCTGGCTTACGCGAAAAGATACCCATAGACAGAAATTGTAGCATTTGTCAAGCAATTAGACAATGTGATAGGGCGTGTCTAAGTATAAATCTGTGGCTTAGGTGCAGGGATCATTAACTTGCTTACTACCATCGCCAGACCAATTGGAGCAGAGATGTCTCCTGCTGACTTGCGCTTAATAATGCGCCACGCGCTGTCATTGACTTTAGCTGCACAGTTATTCATCTGTTGGATCAGCTCTTGTTGCCCGTTATGGACTACGCGAGCATTGACCAAACCTTCTAAGAGATCTCCACATGCTTTGTAAAACTGTTGCCCCGAAACATCCTCGACCATAACTCCAGCATTGGACAAGCGATCTGCAATCGTTTGAGTGGCGTACTTGTCAAAGCAAACTACGCGTGGCTTATACATGTCGCACCAAGCCTTTATACTTGCGGCCATCTTTAACTCATCAATAGCAACCTGAGAGCTGTAAGTCTCCAGAATCCCGATGCCAATCCGCCCATCTGGGAGAAGTTGTCCTGCGACCAATGATCCGTTCCTGCGTGACGGACTGACATCGAAACCAAATACAGTATAAGCCCCAGCAGCCATTTCAAGTGTGCTATCGGATGTGTCCTCTAATACGCCATGCGGCCAAGGGCTACTTAACGAGTCAATCCATTGACAAAGAGTTTCAGTACGCGTGTTCTCAATCGGTGAAGTAGCAATCGCTTCTTCAATCGCTTCTTCTGTGATGGTGTATCCCAAAGAGGGGTTAGCCAAAGCCCATGCATCGCGGTCAGTTATCTTGCAGTACTGTGGAGCTGAGTACTCATAGAATCCAAAAGACTTGGGTGGATAGTCGATAGCTCTTTCTCGTAAGTCGTTGAGTACAGTGCTGAACGCATCTCCAGCATTAGAGGTAAGAAGCGTCTGACTATTTGGGTGAGCTCTAGTAGTTGGAGTTGCTGCTCTAAATCCATCTTCTGTGATTTCTCGGACTTCATCGATGTAAAGTAGCCCGTTGACACTTCGTCCGCGAGATCCATCTCTAGTAGCTGCAACGACATCAAGGCGCGCTCCAGAGAGCATCTCAATAGACTCCGTGCCATTAGCGTGTCTAATTTGTTTGACGAATCCTTTGAGGTGGTCATTGGTCTCCAATAGGTGAGTGACTTGTCTGAATGTGTCTAGTGCCATGCTTCTGTTAGAAGACATGATAAGCACATTGGTATTCCACTTGATCAGGTGAGCCAGTATCAGCATGCGTGCTAAGTGGGTCTTGCCATTCTGGCGAGCGACCAAAATCAGGTTTGTCTTGCGAACCCACATGCCTTTCTTGTCCACAGTAAGCATGTCCTTCAATACGAATTCCTGCCATGGCATTAAGTCCATCTTGACGATAGCGCATAGATCTTTTACATCTTGCAGCTTGTTTTCGCCCTTGAGAAGTGGACTGTGAAGCCGTGGTTTGGTTGCCCCTCGTAAGGCTTTGCTCTTTTTAGGCTTAGTTGTCATTGACTCGGACTGGGTCGGGTCTTAAAAGGACTGTCCAGCATCGGTTCGGACTGCATCGGGGAGATATAGGTTGAAAAGACAGGGGGGGTAGCCCCTTGTGCTAAAAAAACACCCTCATTGAGCGCACCCTTGCGTAGGTTGCATGACTTGCATAACACCCTTAGGTTATCAAGGCTATGGTCTCCACCTACCTTGCGTGGAATGATGTGGTCAATATGCATCTCGCCCTCATCTGTGCCACACAACTGGCACACCCTGCCATCACGCATGAACACGCGTTCACGTTGCACCCTGTATCGTCTACTGTTTAACTTATCAATGCCCATTAGATCTCATCATAACAGTTACCACATAGCCACCATGCATGTACTTCCATAGCTTCTGCTTCATCAATGCGTGTCTCACATCTATTACACATAACAGTAGCTACTTCTTCTAATGCCATCCCTTAGCCTTCCAATGATCTAATGCAATACATGGTTCACCATAACGATGACCAATATAGTTAAGACCCCACTGTACCTGCTTATAGCCATCAACCCTAGCAAGGTACTGGCTGCGCCCTTGTGGTATTCCGTGATGAGATCCATTCTTAGCATTAGGTCTCCAATTAGATTCCTTTGTATAGAGTATCTCTAAGCACTTGAACTCTTTATAGTTATAGCCTAATTGATGTAAAGCAAATTCTTTATAGGTTACATATTGCTTTGGTTTAGATCCACCTGCATCAGGCATGATGCATAGAGCTATCCCAATAGCTACTAGCACCCCGCGACCTACCCGCCTCAGCGGGTCGCGGTGAGCCTTTGAGAGGCTCTGCGCCGTTAGCGTACCATCGATGTCAAATCCATTTGTATAAGTCCTGCTCAGAGCGGTGTTTCGTTTCAAGATAACCTCCTGTGGATAACTTCTGTGGATAACTATTTATCCGTTGAATAGAAGCCCTTGCCCTTAAAGTGTGTAGCTGCTGCCCCTATAACCTTGACCATTGGCTCATTACAGTAGTTACATAACACTACTGGTCGATTGTGCCATCCATGACTAACCTCTTGATTGAGATTGCATCGTGAGCATTTGTAGTCATAGGTTGGCAAGTTAAGCACTTCCTTATCATGTATGACCCACATCCAGAGCATCGGTCTATGTCTGCCTCAGTAGGTTCTTTGTCTAGGTGACCATATCTTAATATGAGTAGTGGCAAGAGATCCTCGAGTCGGATAATCGCGGCATAGTCACGCGCATCTTCACCCTGTCCGTTGAGTCTGATAACCCCAAAGCCTAATTCCCCCGAAATGGCTGTGCGGCTTTTCAGCTGTGCTAAATATGCTTTCGGTTGAAATCCAGCGCGGGCTTTGACTTCAACATCGAATGGCACATTAACAATATCTTTGCCACTACCCCTTCCCACACATGCGCCTTGCCAAACAGTCGATAGGTACTGTGCGACAACACGCTCTGTGCGAAAACCTCTGTGCTTCCTTGCTTGACTAGCCATTGACTGCTTTACACTTAGCGCATTGCCATGTGACAACACCATTGACTGAGTCAGAGGATATGTCCTCTAAGTCTCTGATTGCAACTGGCTCATTGCACAGCTGACATGGTACGAATGCTGACATGAGATCGACCCATTCACCATTGATCTTAATTCCTATATTGCCCATTCATACTCTCGCCTTCTGTGGTGCGAACTTGCCATCCGATCCAAGGTTGTACCATTTTGTAGGGCATCGATGTGCCGATGAGATTGCTGTGTTGCAGAAGTAACCACCCCAAGCCTTGCCATTCTTCTCACCCTCACGCCATTGCATGTGTCCATGCTCGCATGATGGTGCTTCCATTGCTTCAGGTGTACCCATGATGGCAGTCACAGTCTGCATTGCTTTGTCAAGCGTGACAGGCGCATCAACGACACCTTTATATTCTCCAACAGGTGTAGTCCAATAGTCTTGATCATCTGCCTTGACTTCCTGAACAGATGGCTTAACTGGCTTAGCAGCTACTACCTTGCTCATTTCCTCTCGGCTTGGTCTCTTTCCTTTAGGCGCATAACCTGCATTTGCAAGTGCTCTGCCGATCGCCGAAGTCTCACAATTCTCCAATGCTGAAGTCTGATTAACCCCTCGGCTAGTAACTGTTTCCTCAGCGTACCCTGTTGCCCATGCAACGCTATCTTCAGCATTCTTAAATAGATACGCCTTAACAATGTATCGAGTAGCCTCGACAACTTCCAACTCAGTTGAAATGCGGAACGCTGGATAGTCCTTAATAAACTTTTCAAGTCTCACCTCTACTGGCTCGTAATCGGCTAAATTAAACATACAGTTCGTTTTCCTCTGTGGCTAGCTGCCCTGCGAGTGCGCCATAAGAGCAGAGATCGACCCAGTTGTCGATGTGTTGTGCTGATTGATTAGTCCTTGCAAGTTTAACCAAGACCATGATCCCTGCCACCTGATAGTCGTGTATCGGTGTTTGTAGGTATGCTGAGAGCAACATTGCCGTGTGTTGCAAGTTATCCGCAGGGTGACCATATGACAGCCCACGATCACGGATCGTGTCGGTGGCGGTGAGTAAGATTTCATTGGCTCTCATTCCCGCCCCTTGATGCTGCGCCCACGATGGTATCCCTCTCGCAGACCCTTCTCGTAGCTTCTCTTGGATACATCATAGAGAGCTACACCAAAACCGAATAACATGCCAATAATGCATATCATTAACAATTTATCTGTGTTTGACATTTCTTACCTATCTGTAGCAATGCCCTTGATTGCTTACAAACTTAGTGTGACATAACTGTCCGACTAATCAAGCACATTCTGATAACGAAATGATAACGATTATCGGGCGCGTCCGTACGACTTTCCGGACACGATGAATGTCCCGTCCTTCTCAATGTTGATTAGATCAACCTGCACCTTATTGCCATGCACATACATGATGGCGAATGCCTGTTGCCAGTTAGCCACACCTTTAGTGTATGCAGCTTGCTTAAAGTCCATGAGATTGCCTACCTCTACGCCATGTAGAACACGCCCTATACGCCCTCCAGAAGCCTCTGAGAAGGCTGAACGCCCTGCTCTGTGGGTATGACCTGAGATGACATTCTTTCCGTGCCTACGAGCCGCTTCAAGGGCTGATAAGCCCCCCTGTGGCTTAATGGGTGTGTGGTCTCCATGTACTGCAATCCAGTTAGGTGCAATAGGCATGGGGTTTTTATGGAAGGTTATGCCTAACTCATCGAACTTCATAAACTTCTCAAAGCGCAGCTCTGGCAATGCCCCGAATGCTGGGACTTTAGCCATGATGATGTTATACAGGCGATCTGTGTGATTGCTACGAATGCAATCTGTTACGCCTAACTCCCAGAGCAAGTCCACAGCTTGATTGCGGTCATCATCTAGCGTTTGAGCATAAGAGCCCATGCGCCCTTCTTCCCACTTGCTTATCTGGGGTAGGTCAATCTCATCGCCAATGGTGACTACTTGGTCAGGCTTAAACTTCTTGATAAAACTAGCAAGATTACGAGTGGCTACCTTATCTTCATATGGTACTTGAAGATCTGACACGACTACGATTCGCTTAATCGTCATCCTCATCTATGTAATCGCCTAACTTCTCTGGCGGTATCCCATCGGGCAAGATCCAATGTGGGTAAGCCTGTGGCTCTGTGATCATGAACATGGCGATGTCCTCTGGGAAACCTGCGCGCTTTAGCGAGCAGAAGTACTCAAAGAGCCCAATGCAGTAAGCATCGAGCTTTGAGTAGCCTTGTTCCTCTAATGCCTTAGTTGCTTTTCTAGCCATAGCACTATGTTACCTGTCAAGAAGTATGTTGTAGATCTCATCGACACGCGAGTTGAGTCTTTTAATTTCAGACAACAGGTGTGTGATCACATAGCCAGACAAGCCGCCAAGTGCTGCAATGGTGGCTAAGTAAAGCGTAAAGAAGTCTGACTGTGTCACTTCTTGATGCCCATAGAAGGATCATTAGGTGAAAGATAGCGCAGTACAGGTGGAAGGATGGAAGCAATACCAGCTGCGATGAGTGCCTGTGGATCTGTGACCCCTGCTGCATACATCGAAATTGCTGCTACTAAAAAGGCTCTTGCCCAAGATCCTGCTGCTGTCTTTAGTTCATTCATTAGATGCTCCTAACATAGGTACTTGAAAAAAAGCCCCATCATTGTCAGCTTCTTTCTTAAAGCTAACATGCATGTGCTTAGTGTGTTTGTTAGCCCCTGTGTATTTGCGCCACTTCCAGTTAAGGATGCTGGAGCAGATTCGTCCATCGAAAATGATGTAACTAATACGCTTGTCTGCTTTTGACTTGGACAAGGTACGAAGCTGATCAGCAAGATCTCCCATGATGTCTGGCTTTCCGCCTTTGAATAGATCTTTGTCCACATCAATGGCACGAACCCAGCCCTGCTCATCTGGATTATGATCTGACTTGCGAGCAGCGTG